CCCTACGGGTGCTTGAACGATGTGCTGGCGATGGACGATTGTCACATGAAGGTCAATCTTCCAACGCCGACCGAGGTGGACTTCGGTTGCACCATTCCGCTCTATGACTACCAAGTGGAAGCCAAGGAAGCCCTGATAACTGCCTACTACGGTATTCTTCAAGCCCCTGCGGGATGCGGTAAGACGCAGATCGGAATTGCTGTTGCGGCAGATACAGGTCGAAGGACACTCTGGCTGACCCATACACGGGATTTGCTCGTACAGAGCAAAAGCCGAGCGGAGCAGTATATGAGTCCTTCTTTGACTGGCACAATCACCGAAGGTAGGGTTCAAATCGGCAAGGCAATCACCTTCGCAACGGTACAGACCATGTGCAACCTCGATCTGAGTCAATACCGTGATGTTTGGGATTGTATCATCGTGGACGAGTGTCACCGTGTAGCCGGAACTCCGACCGCCATGACGCAGTTCTCAAAGGTGCTGAACGCTCTGGCAGCTCGACACAAGTACGGTCTGTCCGCCACGGTTCACAGGGCAGACGGTATGATTGCCGCCACCTACGCCTTGCTGGGCGGGATTGCCTATCGGGTGCCGGAGGAAGCGGTGAAAGACAAGATCATGACCGTCAGCGTTCTACCCCGTGCCACTCACATCGGTTTAGACCGTGAATTTCTTGATACGGACGGCACAATCATTTATGCAAAACTGGTGAATTATCTTGTCGAAGATTTTCGCCGTAACGGTCAGATTGTTGGCGATCTTATACAGAACGATCAGCATTTCAACCTAATTCTATCAGACAGGCTTGGTCATTTGGAGTATTTGATGAACCATCTTCCGTCCGACCTGAGAAAACAGGCGGTCATGATTGATGGAAAGATGACCACGAAGAAGGCCAAGGCTCTCCGAGAACAGGCTATTGAGGAAATGCGGCAGGGACGCAAGCGGTATCTGTTTGCCACCTATTCACTGGCAAAGGAAGGACTTGACATTCCCCGGCTCGACCGCTTGTACCTGACTACGCCGCAGAAAGACTACGCTGTGATAACTCAGAGCATTGGTCGTATCGCTCGTACCTTCGAGGGAAAGGGAGAACCTATCGCCTATGATTATGTGGACGATGGTATCCAGTACCTCGTGAGAAGTTACAAGAAGCGGTGTACCACCTACCGGAAAGCGGGGTGCAAGTTCCTTGAACCTTGAACCTTTCATTTTCGACTGCGAGGTGTTTGCCTACGATTGGCTTTTTGTCTTCAAAAACAAGGTCACGGGGGAATACACCGAGATTTGGAATGACAATGAAGCGGTTGAACAATTCATGACCCAAGAACCCCTATTGGCAGGGTTCAACAATAAGCACTATGACCAATTCATTTTAAAAGCGGTTCTCTCAGGTTTCATGCCGGAGGAAATCAAGGCGGTCAACGATTTTATTATCGTCGGTGGTCACGAGGGCTGGGAGTACGCCCCTCTCCGTGACTGCGGGATTTTCTTCGATCAATATGACCTGATGGACGATTGCCAGATGGGGTTGTCCTTGAAAGCAATCGAAGCGCACCTCGGAATGGACATTCGTGAAACCACCGTTCCATTTAACATCGACCGCCCTCTGACTGAGGACGAGAAGCGAGAGGTCGAGTTCTACTGCCGTCATGATGTTGATGCAACCGACAGGCTGGACGATCTTCGTCAAGGCTACCTGTCCAGTAAGCTCACGCTGGGTCGTGAAAAGGGGCTGTATCCCGCAAAAGCCCTCTACATGACCAACGCCAAGCTGACCGCTGCTTACCTTGACGCAGAGCAAAAGCCGCACTATGACGAGCGGGAATATCAGTATCCGCCGAAGTTGCTTCGTCAGTACATTCCGCAGGAAGTGTTCGACTTCTTTGAACGGTTGAAGGATAAGAGTATTCCTGACGAAGTGGTGTTCAAGGAAAAGCTCGATTTGATGGTAGGTGGCTGTCCTTGCACCATTGCCTACGGTGGTATTCACGGAGCTATCCCATGTTACCGAGAGGAAGCCACAGAAACCCGCTCTATCCGCAACAAAGATGTTGCAAGTTACTATCCACACCAGATGACCTTGAACGGTTATTGTAGCAGAAACATTCCCTCTCCCGATGTGTATGCCGCTACCATTGAGCGGCGAGTCAAAGCAAAGAGAGCCGGGGACAAGGCTACGGCGAACGCTTTGAAGCTGGTGCTGAACACCACCTACGGCGCCATGTTGAACCGCTACAACGACCTGTATGACCCGCTTATGGGGCGCTCGGTCTGTATCTCAGGCCAGTTGCAGTTGCTCGAAATGGCGGAACATCTTGTTCAGGACTGCCCCACCTTGAAGATCATTCAGCTCAACACCGATGGCATCATGGTCAGCCTTGATGACTGCGATGTTCCTATGTATCAGGAAATCACGCAGGAGTGGCAGGACAGAACCGGCTTTGAGTTAGAGGAAGACCTTATCAAGATGATCTGTCAGAAAGATGTAAACAATTATGTCGAAGTTCCCTTTGAGGGCGACCCCAAAATCAAGGGCGGCGTTCTCGTTCGTGGAATTGCCCCAGCAGGAGCGTTCAACATCAACAACAACGCCTGCGTGGTTGCCAAGGCCGTCAAAGATTATCTGGCCTATGGTGTTCCGGTCGAAGATACCATCATGAGCTGTGACCGTCTGCTGGACTTCCAGTTGGTCGCCAAGGCCGGGAGCAAATACGGTGACGCTCTCCATGAAGTAGACGGTCAGATGGAGGTCGTACAGAAAGTCAACCGGGTATATGCCACGGAAGATCATCGGTACGGAACCCTCTACAAAATCCACCTCGGTACTGGCAATCCCGTCAAGATTGCTGGACTCCCCGCAAAATGTGTCGTAGACAACGACAATCACCTGACGATTGATGTGGTTGACCGTGACTGGTATATCCGGCTGGCACGGCGTTATGTCCGAGATTTTCTTGGAGAGAAGCCACCCAAGCGAAATACTCGCAGAGTTAATTCCATCAAGAAAAAATTATTAGAAATGTTGGAGGTGAATTGATGAAAGATTGGACAGGTACGGGAACATCGACATTCAAAACTATTGGTGCGTCCAATCATACTGAAAAAGAGCGTGAAACCCATGATTTCTATGCAACCGAGCCAAAAGCGGCGGAGCTGCTATGCGATATATTCCGCTTTTCACCTTACATTTGGGAGTGTGCTTGTGGAGAGGGGCATTTATCCGAAGTTTTTGAGAAGCACGGATACTTGGTCAAATCTACGGACTTGATTGATCGTGGTTACGGGGAAAGTGGTATTGATTTTCTCCAATGCAACGAGCCATTTCCCGGAGATATTGTCACCAATCCTCCCTACAAGTATGCACAACAATTCGTTGAAAAAGCGCTCTCTCTCTTGTAAAAGAAGGAAATCATGTGGCGATGTTCTTGAAGCTCACTTTCATGGAAGGTCGAAAGCGAAAAGAGCTTTTTACGAAATGTCCACCCAAAGTAATTTATGTATCCAGCTCTCGTCTGTTGTGTGCGAAAAACGCTGAGTTTCAGAAGATGCGTGATGGCGGTGGAAGTGCGCTTGCTTACGCTTGGTACATTTGGGAAAAAGGTTTCACCGGAAATACCACAATCAAGTGGTTCAATTAAAAGGAGGATTATTAACTATGGCTACTACCAAGAAAGCCGCTGAGACTGCGGCGGTGGACTATTCCACCATGAATGTGTTCCAGAAGTTGCAGCTTGCCCGTGTGCGCTTCCTCGAAGCTGGCGTGGACAAGAGCGGCAAGCACATGAAGCTCGAATATAAGTATTTCGAGCTGGCGGACATTGTTCCCAAGGCCGAGCAGATTTTCCTTGAAATCGGTCTGATGATGGTTCCGTCCATGTATGGCGACAAGGCGACCGCTCGTGTCTACAATGTCAATGACCGTGAGGACTTCATTGATTTCGTTGCACCGTACACGCCCATCGCTCCCATCGTGTCCAATGCTGGCAATCAGGTCACAAACGAAATGCAGGCGACCGGCAGCTCCATCACCTACATTCGCCGCTACCTGTGGCAGCTCGTTCTTGACATTGTGGAGCATGACAGTATCGACAGCGGCGAGTTTGACACAACTCCCGCACCCGCTCCCGCCACCAAGAAGCTCCCTGTGACCACTGAACGGCGTCAGGAGATCAAGAAGGAACTGACCGGCGCTCCTGCTGGTGCGGCTACCAAGGAACAGGTCAGTACGCTGAAAAGTCTGCTGAAAAAGCTCATGGATATCGATGCGGAGCAGGAACAGTTCGTGCAGACCATCGCCATGAAGACCGAGGGCTTCTCCAAGATCGAAGCCGACAAGTGTGACGCTCTGATCGAGGGCGTGAACGATATGCTGGCTGGCTACGAAATGAAAGCGACAAAGGAGGGGTAATCATGGCAATCATGCTTGGGAACCTCAATATGTCAAGCATTGAAGCGAGATTGGGTATTACCCTGAAAGAGAAGGAACGGGATACTCTCAGCTCCATGCGACAAGATGATGCACAGAACATTCAGCCGGGAAAGTGGCATTGTTTTGATCTCCCGTTCATGGTCATGTGCGGAGATTTAAGAACTGCCCAACAGGTTTGTGAAATCCTCCGTCCCTATTCAAATTCAATGAAAACCCAACTGCAAATCAGTTGGCAGAAAGGAGAAAGTGAAAATGGAATGGCTTGACGGCAACAAAATCCAGATTATCCCTCCCAAGCGTCCTAAGAAGCTGACTGGTACTCGCTTTGCCACTATCCTTGGTCTGAACCCGTGGTCTACGCCGTTCGAGATTTGGTGCGAAGTAACTCGCACCTATCAGAAGCCGTTCGAGGACACGATCTACACCATCGCTGGTAAGACCATCGAGCCTAAGCAGGCCGAGTACATGAAGCAGACCTACTTCATGAGCAATCTGGTCACACCGACCGACATTTGGGGCAAAGACTACTTCCGTCAGACCTACGGTGACTTCTTTAAGGAAAGCCCCGTTCTCGGCGGTATGTGGGACTACTTGCTCTATGGCAAAGATGGCAAGCCCACCACCGTCCTCGAAATGAAGACTTCCAAGCGTGTCGAGGACTGGAAGGACGATATTCCTGAGTATTACGCTTTGCAGGCGGCGTTGTACGCTTACCTTCTCGGCGTGGACGAGGTCATCATGGTCGCTTCCTTCCTTGAACCCAAGGATTACGACAATCCTGAGAAGTTCGTGTGCAGCGGTGAGAATACCATCACCCGTCCCTTTAAGGTGTCTGAGCGGTATCCTGACTTCGAGAAGAAGTATGTAAAGCCTGCCCTGAAATGGTGGAAGGACTTCGTTGAGAGCGGCATTTCCCCCGCCTTTGACGAGCGCAAGGACGCTGAAATCCTGAAAGCCCTCCGCACCAACAATCTGTCCCCCGAAACGGACATGGCAGCACTGGTCAAGGAAGCCGAAGACCTGAAAGCCAAGCTGGATGCTCACGCCGCTGAGGTGGCCGAGGACGAGAAGCGGTACAAGGTCTTGGCCGACATGATTAAGAAAGCCGCAATCGCTCAGTTCCGCGACGGCGACAAGAAGGTATCTATCGCTGGCTCCGCCTATAATTGGGAAGTCAGCCGTACTTCCACCACGAAGATCGACAAGGACGCTATGAAAACGGACGGCATTCTGGCGAAGTACACGACCACCGAGGACAGCTACCGCATTTCCCCGAAAGCGCTGAAAGTTGGTGATTGATTTGAGTGAGAAACGGGAACACCGGAAACGGTTAAATGAGCGCTTGGAATTTGCCGCCGAATTTGAACGATGGGTTGCCACTTGCCCTTCAGTTCTGACCTTTTGGAAAATTAAAAAATGGATAAAGGCTATGCCTAAAAGAAGGATTGACTCGTGAACGCAAATTGCCTTGATGAAAAAAGTAATTTCAAACTTTGCCCTTATCGCATTTTCGCGGAAGAACATAAGGGCATGGTGGTTGGTTCAAATGATTGCACCACGCAGGAGTTCTATCCGTGCGTGGGTGAAAAGTGCATTGCCTATCATGTAGGCATTTGCTTACGATTAAATCAAGCCTTGAAGGAGGTTTAATTATGAAATTTTCCAAGTTCGTGAAGTCCCTCGCCCCTGATGGTGGCGCTATCTACGAGTACATGGGCGAACGCTGGCTTGCTTCCCCGTCCGTACTTATGCTCATTCCCGGTGGTATCCGCAGCGTGACCGGGTACAGCAACGAGAAAATGCCTGACGGCATTGGTCGCCTGATCTCTCAGGTCGGTTGCACCGAGTATGCCGAGCTGGTCAAGGCAATCATGCCTGAGCCGGACGGCGCAATCAAGGATTGTGTCCGTATCTTCGCTACGCAGGATAGTGCCATGACCCTTCCCATCACCAACGATGACTGGTCGCTGATCGAGAAGTCTGACTTCTGCGAAATTTTGTATGCTTACGATCTGGAAAGCGATAAGAGCGTACCGAAAGCCCTGCTGGTCAAGCAGTACGCCGAGTACCCCGATGACGAAGATCAGTTGGTTGGCATCATCTTCCCCTGCGAGTACACAGAACAGCTCAATTTCTACACCATGAAGGAGGACAAAAACAATGGCTAAAATCGGACTCACCGAGGGTTTTACCCTCATTCCTGAAGGTACTCATGTCTTCCAGATTACCGATGTGAAGTACAAGGAAGACTTCGGCAAGTTGGAAGTTTATATGCAGACGCAGACCGGCAGTAAGCACATCGAGCGTTTCTCGCTGCTGAAATCTGATGGCTCTCCCAACGAGGGTGCATACAACGCTTTCAGCTACTTCGCCAAGACCGCCCTCAACAATTTCGACCTGACCGAGATCGACCACACCGACCTGATTGGTCACTTCATCGAGTGCGATGTGGAACATGATGTTCAGGAGAACAAGAGGAAGCCCGGACAGAGCATTACCTTCGTCCGTCTGGCTGATAAACGCCCCTCTGAGGGATGGAGCGGCTCCGGCAATACGGTTGCCGCCACTGCTGTTGAAACCGCTCCTGCGGCTTCTCAGGCCGCTCCTAAGACTCCGATGGATTTGACAGCTCTCCTTGGCTAATAGCGAGTGCGAGGGAGGGCTAAAATAAAACGCTCTCCCTCGCCAATGGTATGTTGAAAACTATGTTGAAAGTGAGGATAAGCTACAATGGCAGAAGCCTATATTTGTTCGCTCTCCAAGGTTCAGCGCCACGCTGAAATCTGCAAGGAAATCAACGATCTTTACGAGCGTAAGAACCATGACTACGGTGACAGCTTCCACCAGACCTTTGTAGAAGAAGGAATGGCGATGGCTCGTATTCGGTTGGGAGATAAGTTCAGCCGCTTTAAGACCCTCTCCCGTGGCGGCGGGCAGAAGGTCAATGACGAGTCTATCCGAGACACCCTGATTGATCTCGCCAATTACGCCATTATGACTGTGCTGGAAATGGAGGTCACTGATGACACTGAATGAATATCAGGTACTCGCCTATCGAACGACCAACCATGAGCTGACCAATCAGGGTCTTATCGAAAATGGGGTCATGGGTCTATGTGGCGAAGCGGGTGAGTGTATCGACCTCGTGAAAAAATCCTTGTTTCAGGGTCACGACCTTGACCGTGAAAAGCTCATTGACGAGCTGGGTGATGTTCTCTGGTACGCCGCACAGTTGGCAACCGGCTTAGATGTGGGCTTAGATGTTGTTGCACAGTACAACATCAATAAGCTCAAAGAGCGTTACCCTGACGGGTTCGACAGCGAAAAGAGTATCCACAGAAAGGAATACGAAAATGCCTGACAACAAATGGGGAAACACTGTCCCCGACTTCGTAGATTTCATGGCATCTTCTGGCGATGAAGATTTGGTTTCACCTGATATGTTGAAGTATCTTTCATTAAACCACTTCTTTACTGCCCCGGCATCTACAAAATATCACGGGAATTATGAAGGTGGCTTGTTTGACCATTCCTTTGCAGTAGCGAAGTTCCTTGTCCAACTCACCGAGGACAATCACCTGACATGGAAGAATCCTCGCTCTCCTTACATCGTGGGTATGTTCCATGACCTGTGCAAGATCGACCAGTACCGTCACCCGGCAAGTTGCTTGACTGTAGACGGTATGACTGTCATGGACTCATTCAAATGGGAGTACAACCCCAACACCCTCCTGAAAGGTCACGGCGATAAGTCCGTCATGCTTCTCTCTCAGTTCTACACACTGACTGATGAAGAAATCATGTGTATCCGCTATCACATGGGCGCTTTCACCGATAAGGACGAGTGGAATGACTACACCCGTGCAGTTCGCAATTACCCGAATGTGCTGTGGACACACCAAGCCGATATGCTGGCAAGCCATGTTGCGGGTGTCTGAATATGAGCGGTGAGATTGCTTTACGCCCTTCGTATTGGGCGAGTGTTTCTGGCGGTAAGGACAGCCTGTATATGCTGAACTACATTCTTCACAATCTCGACCGCTACCCGCTGGACGGGGTAGTCCATTTTGAACTCGAAATTGACTACCCGTTTATCCATGATGTGATTGACTACATGGAGTCTGAGTGCAAGAGGTTTGGTATCCGCTTTGTACGGATTAAACCCCGAAGGACATGGGAGGAATGGTTCTACAATATAAGCCCGAAAACGGGACGCTACTACGGTTTCCCGACACGGACTGCGAGGTGGTGCAACAGCGCCTACAAGTTAGACGCAAAGCGGCAGCTCTCGAAGTGGTTGAACTCCATTGGGTTCTATGTTGTGCATTACATCGGCTACTGTGCGGACGAAGAACGCCGTTTTAACAAGCGCCTTACCGCTCAAAAAGTAGAAAGATACCCTCTTGCGGAAAACGGTATTACCGAGGACGGAATATGGGAGTGGGCGAAAACACAGCCGATTTTCAACCACTTCTACGAAACCAATAAGCGTTGCGGGTGTATGTACTGCCCTATTTCCTCGTATCTCAATTATGCCTATCTCTATAAATATTATCCCGACCATTTCCAGTACATGATCGAGAAAATGCGGGAAACCGAGAAGTGGAGAGAATGTGAGCTTGGTAGACCATTCTCTGTAATTTCTTCCAATCCGAAGTACAATGCTGATTACTTGGAAAATATCATCAAAACCAAGTGGTTAAAAAAACTCGAAGAAAAGGAGCAAGAGTATGAAAATCATCGAACCTTCTGTGGAGCTTATCAACGCTCCCGATTATAAGACCCTTCTGACCACCATCGAAGCTGCTGGGCGTACTTGCTACAAGTCCGAGGACAAAATCACGGACGGAAGCGCGGAGAAGTTCGTCCGGGGCATTATCAACCGGGGTCATGAAGCGGTCATTGAGCATGGCTCTCTCACCGTCCGCTTTATCTGTGACCGGGGCGTGAGCCACGAGATCGTCCGTCACCGTCTGGCTGCGTTCTGTCAGGAGTCCACTCGGTACTGCAATTATGGTAAAGCGGGCTTCGGTGGCGAGATCACCGTCGTTCGTCCTTGCACTTTTGCCGACACCGACTCCCCCTACCGTATCTGGAAGCGGTCGTGCAAGAACGCCGAGGTTGCCTACTTCGATCTGCTGAACGAGGGTTGCAGCCCGCAGGAAGCTCGATCTGTCCTTCCGAACAGCCTAAAAACCGAGGTGGTCATGACCGCCGATATCAGAGAATGGCGGCATTTCTGCCGTATGCGTTGCCCCGCAGTGGCTCACCCCGATATGCGGGTCGTTGCAAATATGCTCCTGACCCTGTTGAAACAGACCTATCCCGTCTTCTTCGAGGACATTGAAGTATGAGGATTAAGAAAGCTGGCGGCAAGGTGTTTGGTGCGGTCTTAACTGCCGCCGAGAAGAAAGCAATGGAAATGGAAATCAATCGTCAGGTCGTGGAAGCCGACAGACGGTACGCCGATGACATTGACGCTATGGTGCTTTACACCCTCCATGTTCACCTTGGTTTCGGCAAGAAGCGCCTGCGGGAATTCTATGACGCTTTCTCCGCCGAGCATGACCGCCTTATTCAGTATTATCAGATGCCGAACGATTACACATGGCTCTGCAAAGAAATGTTGAAGCGTATCGGCGTTGATGTTGAAGCATGGAACCGTGAAAGGAGAGAACCTAATGAAACTGAAAAGCATTGACGGCAAAGTGCCGTATATCATGGCTGCCGGAAAGGACTTCGTGAAAGATGAAATGTCGCTGGCGGCGGCAGAGCAGATTTGCTCTCGTGAAACTCAGACTGCCAGCAAGCTCTTTCCCGATTTCCCCATCTGCGTAGATGACAAGTTCTATTTTGCTGGAACCTCGACAAAGCCCAAGTCCAGCAAGGCTAAGACTCCTTGCGAGAGCTAACCATTACAATCTCCCTATGGTTCGTCATCATTGTCACCGTTCTCTGTTGGAAAATGCCCACGGTTGAGGTTGAAGAACCTTCTCCCGTTGTCGAGGTGGTAGAGGTAGTCACCCCGGAGTCAAAGCCGGAGGTGACGCCTCAGCGGTGGACAGACGAGGAAGTGATTGTACTGGCGAGAATGCTATGGGGAGAAGCCAGAGGGGTCAACTCTGACGCTGAGAAAGCTGCTTGTGTGTGGTGTGTGCTCAACCGTGTCGATCATGGCTACGGCGATATTATAACGGTCGTGACTGCACCCAGACAATTCGTAGGGTACAATGCGAAAAATCCGATCGATGACGATTTGATTACTCTCTGTATAGATGTGTTATCCCGCTGGTATGCAGAGAGAGAAGGTCAGGTTGAGGTTGGTCGTGTCCTCCCTGCGGATTACTTATGGTTCTCTGGCGATGGCGAGAGAAACCACTTCCGCAACGCCTACCGTGGCGGTGATAGATGGGACTGGTCTTTGCCCAGCCCGTATGAAAGCTGAGGTGGCAACAATGTATGAGAATATACCCGCTGAACTTCGAGCGGAAAAGGCATGGGTCAATGTGTGGAACGGATCGAAAGTTCCCATGCAGGCCACCGTCAGAAAAGCAGCTTCTTCCTCTAATCCTGATACATGGTCAAATTACATTGACGCTGAACACAATGTCCAGCATGGCTACTATGATGGTCTTGGCTATGTATTTCATGACAACGGGATAATCGGTATCGACATTGACGATGGCTTTACTGACGGGCTTCTGAACCCGCTGGCGGCTGACATTATCGGTCGTTGCCACTCCTACACGGAAAAGTCCAGAAGCGGTAGAGGGGTTCATATTCTCGTTCGTGGTGAGCTGCCTTTTAAGGGCAAGAACAACCGTGCCGCCGTGGAGATTTACAAGAGCAATCGGTACTTCATCATGACCGGCAAGGTTTTGATCTTCTCCGAGATCGTTGAAAATCAGTCAGCGATTGATTATGTGATCGAGAAGTATTTTCCCGACACACCGAAGGAAAGTAGCTCAGGTACGGTTGCCCCTCAGCGTATCTATTCTCCCATCTACCGCCGCCCTGAAAACGGCAAGCTGAGGTTAAAGCCCGAATACCCGCCTATCACACCGGGAAGTCGGAACCTCAGCCTGACTTCTCTGGCGGGTCAGCTCCATAACCAAGGATACACCAAAGCAGAGATTTACAAAGAGCTGTTGTATGCCAACTCCCAAGCCTGCAAGCCCCCTCTCCCGCAGTCCGAGGTCGAACTAATTGTAAATTCAGTGACGAGGTATAAAAGATGACTACTGGTATCCAATGCTGTTACAAATGCCCGGACAGGCATCCGGGTTGTCACGTCAAGTGTGAACGGTATCAAAAAGAACACGCGGACTACTTGCGCCGTAAGGAAATCGAAAATAATCGGCGGAAGAAAATACGTGATCTTGATATCTTTGACCGCTTTAATTATTGGAGGTAAGCATGGAAAACGCGCTTGACAAATATTGTCCGCTCAATCCGAGCGAAGATCAAGCCTTGCTATGTTCTGGCGAGAAATGCGCATGGTGGGACGCCGACTCGCAGGCTTGCCTCGCTGTAGCGCTGGTAAGAGCGATTAAGAAAAGGAAGTGAGAATATGGCTGATGAAATCACAACCGTCCCCGAAGAACAGGAGCTTTTCCAGCTCTCCAACGGTCGCTACATCATGGACGAAGCTCAGTCCAGAGTGATGTTTCAGATTAAGGAAGCACAGCCTGAGCATAGCCACCCGATCAGCGGAACGGGATATTCGTGGGACGAGTCCGGCATGGCGGAGCTGTTCTCCGAGTGCTACAAGAATGATACCCGCTACTGCCCCGAAGCGAAAAGCTGGTTTACTTACAAAGATGGTGCATGGCGCAAAGACACGGGTTCTCTGCTGGTAGCGGAGAAGATCAAGGAGTTCTGCCGCCTGATGGCTCTCTACTGTGGCGAGATCGCCAACGAAGAACGCCGCACCGAGTACATGAAGTTCATCGTGAAGATGGGCGACCGGCGCTTCCGTGACCGGCTGATGAAGGACGCTGCCAGTGTGCTTCCCATCGCTTCGGCGGAGTTTGACGCAAATCCCTACCTTATCAACTGCAAGAACGGCACTTTCGACCTCGAAAAGATGGAGTTTCGGGAGCATGACTGGCACGACTTTCTGACCATGCAGACCAACTTCAACTACACCTTGCAGGACGCACGGTGCCGCCGCTGGGAAAAGTTTATTGCGGAGGTCACGTGCAATGACGAAGACAAAGCTGACTATCTGCAAAAGGCGCTGGGGTACTCTATGTTGGGTGTAGCAAATGAGGAATGTATGTTCATTCTCCACGGCAAGACCACTCGCAACGGCAAATCCACCATGCTCTCGGCAATTCACCACCTTCTCGGTGACTATGCTTCCGTGTCCCCCGTGTCGATCATCTGCAAGGCAGAACGCTCGAAGAACGCCGAAGCAGCGAACCCCATGCTGGCTTCCCTGAAAGGCAAACGGTTTGTCACAATGGCAGAGAGCAACCAGTATGGCAAGCTGGACGAAGAAACGATCAAGCAGCTCACAGGCGGCGAGGAAATCAAGGCTCGGAACCTCTATGAGACTGCCACGACCTTCCTGCCGCAGTTCACCCTTTGGCTCTCCTGTAACGATCTTCCCACCGTCAGCGATAAGTCCCTGTTCGCTTCCGACCGTGTACGGGTCATTGAGTTCAACCGCCATTTCACCGAAGCGGAGCAGGACAAGAATCTAAAAAATGAGTTTCAGACGCAGGAGGCTATGCAGGGCATTTTCGCTTGGCTGGTCGCCGGGTACTTCAAGTACAAGCGTTTCGGTCTAAAAATGTCTCCCGCTATGCGGAAGGTGGTCAATCAGTACGAGCGTGACAACGACCTGTGCCTGCAATTTCTCGAAGAGCGTTGCGAGCAGGCCGAGGGAGTCAATATCCGCTCGAAGTCCCTATTTGACGCTTACAAGATTTGGTGCAAGTCCAACGGGTACTTTGCCTGTTCTGCCAAGCGGTTCAACGCCGACATGGAAACACACCCTGAGTGGCACGGCGGCAAGGTCGTGTATCAGGGCTACCCCGTCTACAAGAATCTCAGACTGAAAGGAGCGTCTTGATATGCCTGAATTGAAACCCTGCCCCTTTTGCGGCGGAAAGGCGAGGCTGATATACGTCTATCAAATGAGCGTCGTGAAATGCCCAAAATGCAAAACGCTTGGGAAGGCTTTCCCTGACTATTATGAGCAAGGCGACGGTAAGGGAAAGGCAATCGAATTTTGGAACAGGAGGGCTAACAATGACAGCAACCAATGAAGAACTCGCCCTGCTGGAAAAGTGGAAGCGAAAACTCTGCTTGCAGGAGTGGCGGATAAAGCTGTTGACTCACCTACACCCCGAAGAAATGACGATGAGTGATGCCGCAGGCTGTACCGAGTGGTCAGAAGCAATTAAGACCGCTCGTATTGAGATCATCGACCCTGCCTGCTACGGCGACCGCATTGTGCCGTTCGACTTTGAAAAGACGCTGGTACATGAACTGCTACATCTGAAATTCTCCTTCTGGTGTCAGAACGAAGATGATGTTGGCGATAGAGTCATGCACCAGATGATTGACGATCTCGCAAGAGCATTTACAGAGGTGAACAACGATGAATAATGACGCTGTGAGAGAGTTGCTGAACGCCGTTGGTGCTTTAGCTGAAATGTCTCTGAATTTTTACAGGGCTTTACTCAATGCTGGTGCGACCAAAGAAGAAGCCTTTGTGCTGTTGCAGTCGTTCATCTCTGCTTCCATTCACGGCAACAAGGAGGAAAGTGATGAAAACTGAGAAAAAGAACCTCCGCCGTATTTCCATCGTAGTCACGGCACAGACCAAGGGCAACCTTGAACGGCTGGCGGCGGTCTGCGGCTACTCGGAGATCGGTCGAGTGGTTGACAAGCTCACCCGTGAAAAGATGATCTCCCTCCACAACTTTGAAAGGAAGGAAAGGCACCATGGGTAACAAGAAATGGGGAAACTACACACAAGAATTCACCTTGGGGCACGACGCGGAAGAAATCAAAAACGTACAGGAGCTTTTGGATCGACCGCACTCTTGTACTGATTTTTCACCGGCTGCTCGGTATGCGGTGCAGATGCTATTGAAATATGCGCGCGAAGAACACTTCCGGCACCTTAAATTTGAATCCAATTCTTTGGAACTGATTGCGAACTGCGCAATTTGCGAAGAGATGCTCGTGCGTAAAGATAAGATAATCGACGACCTGCGCCAGCAGTTGTCGTTTATGCAGCAGGCGATGCTGGAGGTGGAGTAATGGGTTGTGATACCTGTGTATTTTACCCACCAAGCGCTTGCGACGGTAAACCGTGCTGCGTGTGTGACACTGACGATGTGTTGTTTAACTGCTATCAACCAGCTTGTGAAAAGGGAGGTGCTGACAATGGCTGAATACATCCAGCGGGCGACGGCGATTGCCAAACTAACCGCATTGGAGGTCACAAAGCCAAGCGCAACAATGGCAGACGCGAAGCGGATGCTTGCGGATATGCCAGCCGCCGACGTTGTGCCGGTGGTGCGGTGTAGGGATTGCAAGCATTACCGGACATACATGAGGCGCGAAGACTGCCGGTTTTGGGAACTCGGAGAGAATGAATGCGAAAGCTGGGGGTGGTGCAAGGCGCTGCATTGCGAAATGCCGCCGCACGCTTTCTGCTATCTCGGCGAGCGAAAGGATAAAGCAGAATGACAAAGGGCGAGAGTATGCGTAAAGCACGTAATAGGGCTAAGTTGTCAGCGGCACAACTGTCGCGGATTTCAGGTGTGCCCATATCCACGATCTGCGCGCTGGAATGTGGCACGACGAAAAATGGGCGAATTGATACAATCGCTCTGCTTGCGGATGCATTGCGGATTAGTATTGACGAATACATCGGACGCCGCCGTTAGGTGATAAAGGTGAGGTGAAATAGTATGGGTCTTGATATTACGATCTCAGAGCGTAAGGAGTATCGCTGTCCCAACTGCGGTGTCCCTGTTGGGCATACGGATATAGCCAGCATTGACAGCAGTGGTCGACTTTGGTACGACTTTCTGGAAAAGCTCGGCTACTATGTTCCTTACGAGAAGCGAACCAAGGAGAACGACTGGTATGGTAAGGACATGGTTCTTGACAGCGAGCAGGCAAAGCAGCTTGTAGACTACGCCGTGAAGAAAAAGGTCTACAACTGGGACGGTGTGGTGTGGATTGTGACGGAAGCACTCGCTCATGGGAACAAGGTGGTTATCAACGCTAATTGGTAGTTAGGTGATAAAGGTGATAAAGGTGAGTGTTTTTGCAAAGACTTTTTTCAAATTGGCGTGTTTTGAAAAATTGTTTTTCGTATTTTAGGTGAGTTAGGTGAGTAATCGGGCATAAATGCCTATAACTCTCTCTTATACGCGCGTATATAGAAATAGTTATAGGGAAATGCACCCGATTACTCACCTTTATCACCTTGGCGACTTTGAAAGGAGAAAACGACTATGGCAGATGAAATTGCGGAAAAGCGTGGTCGTGGCAGACCAAAAGGTACTGGCGGTAATAAACGGCCTGATAGTACGGCACAGCTTCAACCGGGAGATAATCGGAAGTTTCTCGAACACGATTTGAGAATGTGGGGCTGGCCTGCTGTTGATATGACCAAGCCGGAAGCTGTGACTGAGCGTATTGGGAATTACTTTCGGATTTGTGCCGAAGATGACATGAAACCCTCTGTTGCAGGTATGGCATTGGCGTTCGGTATTGATAGAAGAACTCTGTGGAAGTGGGTAAATGGTATTGATAGTGCCTATATCCCCTCTGAAAGCAGGGACTCGCTAAAAAAGGCGTATCAATTTTTGAACGCTCAGATGGAAAATTATATGCAGAACGGGAAGATCAATCCGGTCGCCGGTATCTTCTTGATGAAGAACAACATGGGCTATGCGGACAAGCAGGAGGTCGTGTTGACACCCAACCAGCAGCTCGGAGATCAGGTTCCCGCTGAGGACTTGGAAAAGAAGTACCTCGAAGATGTGGTTGGTGCGTCCGGCGACTATGACTCAGAGGACTGAGCGACTTTCACGACTTTTGCGACTATAGCTTACGACTATGCCGAGCGACTTTGCGATTTTCCCACGACTTTTACGACTTTCGCCCGAACGACTTTGCGACTTTACGGCGAGGGTCTGCGACTTTGACAGAGCTGCCGATCTCTTCACGGGGTCGGCGGCTTTTCCTTTCCCCGGCTGATCGGCGGCGGGTTCCGGCTTGATTGGGGCTGCGTGGGCGTTGTCGGTGTCCCGGCTTGATCGGGGCCGCGTTTTTTTGCCCTTTATAATGTATAGCGGCCACATTTGCGAAAAATCTTGATTTTCTTTTATATTTACGCTTGACAAGTAAATGTAAATATGCTATCTTGTATTTACCGAAAGGCAGTAAATGCAAATGTACCTTGAAAATTAAATCCCCGTACATTTCCCCATGTAGGCCGGTGAAATAGGCTTTCAGCGTATCAAGGCCGAAAATGGGAAAACGGAACGGAATATATATTATGAAAGGCTGATTGCTATATGACGAATATTGAAAAGCTGTATCAAAGCATTGAAGGCGAAAAGCAGCGTTCCGCATGGGATAAAGGGGTAACACAATACGCCCTTGAAATGGTGGGACAGTTGGGTGAACAAATTAACGGCGGCTATTTTGAAGAATTGGATTTAACAGAGCCTAAAAAAGTCCGGGCGGCGCTGCTGAATGGGGCGGCAAATTGGAGTCAATACAGTTGGGGCGGTTGTTCTTTGATTTATGACGGCGATATAGCAGAAAGGCTTTGCTGCCCGTCAGAATTGAAGAAAACCCGCAACGGGGAACGCCGCCCCAATAGCCGGGAAGAATGGTTAGATGTGCAAGCAAGGGCGTTATATCAGGCCGCAAATAGAATTTGCCGCCACATTAGAACGCTTGAAAAATCCGGGGCTATTTCCTATACCGTGCCATTTTGAAAGGGGTTAGAACGATGAACAAAAGACAGTATTGTGAAAGCCGGGAAAGTATCGCCTATTATAGCGGCTTGAATGGGCTTGAAATCAAAGGCATTGAATATGGCATTGACGATTATGTTTATTGCGTCTCTGGTTGTTGGTATGGCGGGAAAGCGGCGCAGCGTTTCCACCGTTGTAAAATCTACTACCCCACAAACGGGAAAGATAGCGCATTTTTTAGGGTTGACGGGTATAAAATCCCGCTTGATGAATGTATCAGAATGGGGGTTTAATTATGAATTACATTTTCAAAACAACGGCAACAATGAAAGAATACAACAATAAAAAATGGTACATTGACGGCGGTATTATTTCGGATATGCGTATAAATGCGGATAGCGTGAAAAATGCGCTTGAAATTTACCGGGAACGGGTAGAAGAAAAGCATTGCATCATCATTTCCAAAAATGCCATTAAAAACAAGTCGGAAATGTTCGTTGATCTACCAGACGGGGGCGCAAAACAAGTTGGTTATGTTATCACGGGCAAAACAGAGTTTGACAAGGGCGATTATACCGGATATAGCACACAGTATATTGATCTGTGGGTAACAATTCTAACCGTTGTTGATACGGTATTTTAACGGGGGTGTGGGGCATGATATACGCAAGGAAAAAGCACGGCGGCGCAAGCTGCTATCTTGTATCCCCTGACACAGTACAAGCGTTTATACGCTATGAAACATGGGTGCAAGGGGTTGCAAATTGCTTTTGTAATATCACGGTAAAGCCATATAAAGGCCGGAAATACAACCCCCGCTTTTGTTTGGGTGTGCGTGGGTTGAAAGGCGGTGAAAGCGTGTATTTAATTCTTTTGTTGCTTTTGCTGCCGGTGCAAATCTTGATTGAAATATTGAAATTGAATAAGTGAACGCCGCCCCGGTGCTATTCCGGGGCGGTTATTTTTTGCGCTTTTTCGGCCTAATCGGGGCAACGTGAATGGGTGACGGGGGCGGGGGATATGCCAGCGGCAGCGAGGGTGGGGTAAGCTGAAAAATATCCGCAAAAAAATAAAAAGGCTTATTTACACTTACCTATTGACAATTACATTTACCTATGCTATCTTATATGCAAGAGGTGATCTTATGATGACATTCAAAAACGCAATCGGCTATATCCGAGTCTCCACCGAGCGACAGGCCGATGATGACAAATACGGCATCGAAGTTCAGAAGCAGGCCATTCTTCTCTACGCCAATGACAACGGCTACAACATCGTAGACTGGAAGGTCGATGAAATCAGCGGTGCGAAAGATGATCGTCCCGGTCTGAACGAAATCCTTTATGGGGACGATGTAAGCAATCCTCCCTATGAAGCGGTGATCGTATTCAAGAATGACCGTGTGGCTCGTGATACCAAGCTGTACTTCTACTACCTGTATGTGCTGGAAAAGAAGAACATCAAACTTCTGAGTACGCAGGAGAGCTTCACAGAGGGCAGCGAGTTTGCCAACATCTACCGTGCGCTGCTTCAATTCGTGGCAGAGCAGGAGAGAAAGAACATCGCTTTGCGAACCGGCAAGGGTCGTTCCATCAAGGCTTCCTGCGGCGGGTACAGCGGTGGTCGCCGTCCTTACGGCTATAAGGTAGTTGATGGTGTTCTCACCATTGACGAGCAGGAAGCTCCTATCGTGAAGTTCATCTTCGAGAAGCACGAGGACGGCGTTTCCATGCTGGGTATCACGGAGCTGCTGGAAAAGGCGGGATACCAGACCCGTTCCGGCAAGCGGTTTCAGGTGTCTACCATCAAAAGTATTCTCGGCAACCGTCCTCTGTACGAGGGTATGTATAAATACGGGAATATGAATTGGGTCAAGGGCGTTCACGAGCCGATTTTGAAAGGGGTAGAAGTGTAAATGGCGTACTATCAGTTTTCATTACCCATGACTACCAGCGAAAGCTATCAGCTTATCAAGACAGTCTGTGAACGGTCTTGCGCCATCAAACAGGACTGCCCGAATGAGAGCATTGAGGTACGAACAAGGTTCCGCATGGGGAAAGGTTCTCTCCCATTTGTGTTTTATCTGAGGGAACTGGAAGACGGAACTGAAATCATGGTCAGCTCGGATAACGCAACGCTCACGGGGGCTTTAGTGGCGATGAACGGAAATAAGCCGGAAAACATTTGGGATTTGCCGGACAAAGAATGGAGCGATCTCATTGAGGATTTCCGAAAGGAATATCCCGCCTTCCCCTTGCAAGTTGGTAAGCCTGTTCCGGTCGCCGCTGAGCCTTGCGATAATGGCATGGGGCAGGAATCAATCAGCCGAGGCAAAAATGTATCTCTCGGTAGAGCGGCGGTTGGCGGTTTGATGTTTGGTAGCGCCGGTGCCGTGGTGGGTGGTTTGAGTGGTACAAAGAAGACCATGAGCCAATCCAGAAACATTTTCTCTGCTACTGTTCTTTTCCGAGTGCTTTATAGCAATGGGAGATTGATTGAAAGAACGGTTAAGAAAAACAGCCGGGAGTTTGCCGAGCTGATGGCAAAATCCAGATAATTGGCTTCTGCGGGGGCAGGAGTGACAGCCATGACGGGCTATCTGTGTAGAAATACACGGGTAGCTCGTTTCTTTGTTGGAAAGGAAATGCACATGAATTATGAAAAACTCTCCGGCTCTATCCGAGCCGTGATCGACCGCAGACCGGGAGATAACGGAGCGTACAGCGACCTCTTTTCTCTGTGCCGGGAGTGGGAAACTGAGGATTTCTCGGCGGCACATAAGGTAAACAAGGAGCTGCTGGCGCTTTCCGCAGATCAGGTAGTCCGTGGTGGCGGAGCGAAGTTCTATGAACAGTGGCGGCGGTGTCTTCTCTTTGAAGCGCCCCATGATTTTGACTCTTTCATGACCTACATCGAACTCGACCGCAAGCCAGAAAAGCGGTTCTATGCCCCCCGTAAGCACTATCTCAGGCCGATGGTGCAGGGGTTTCAAGATGTTTTGGACGGGAAGTTGCGCCTTTTGACGATCTCCATGCCAAAGCGAGCGGGAAAGTCTCAAACGGGTATCAATTTTGTGAATATGCTCTCTGGGAAGTTCCCTGACCGCTCGACCCTGATGGAAGGGACAGGCGATGACCTTGTAAAGAGCTTCTACAACGGCTGTCTGGAATACCTGACCGTTCCCAACGAGTACCTGTTCTACGATGTATTCCCGGATGCACGGTTGGTGCAGACCAACGCCGACACTAAGACGGTGAACCTGAAAAGCAAGTCCCGTTTCCCCACGATCATGTGCCGTTCCATTGACGCTCGACAGGTGGGCTTGTCCGAGGCCACCAATGTCCTCTACCTTGATGACTGCGTGGAAGGTCGTGAGGAAGCGAAGAACCGCCAGCGGCTTGATGACAAGTGGGAAGTGATCTCTGGCGATATCATGGGTCGTGCCATTGAAGGTACGCCGATGGTCTTTACCGGCACTCGCTATTCCCTGTATGACCCCATCGGTCGTGTGCAGGAACACGCTCAGCGGGAGGGCTGGGCTTGGAGAGCGATTGAGATACCCGCCCTCGATCTTGTGACGGACGAGAGCAATTATGAATACGAGCGGGAGGGTAAAAAGGTTTTCACCACCGCCTACTTCCGGGAGCAGCGGGAGCTTCTGAGCGCAGAGCAGTTTGAAAGCGAGTTTCAGCAACAGCCCTTTGAGGCGAAGGGTCTGCTGTTCAACAAGGAAGAGCTGAACTATTTCTTCGAGCTGCCGAAAGACCGTGACCCGGATACCATCATCGCCGTTGGCGATACGGCGGAAAGCGGCTCAGATTCGACCTCCATGCCGGTAGCGAAGATTTACGGCAGCGATGTGTATATCGTCGATGTGGTCTTTGATGACTCTCCCGCTGAGGTGACGAAGCCGGAATGCGCCAAGTGCCTGATTGAAAATAAAGTTGCTTCTGCTGTTTTTGAGTCCAACAACGCCGGTCAGTATTATGCCAGAGATGTTGACCAGATCATTCGTGAGCGTGGGTATTCCGTGGGTATCCGCACGAAGCGCACGATCTCCAATAAGCAGACCCGTATCGAGTTTGCTTCGGACAATATCAAGAAGAACTTCTACTTCAAGCACCCTTCTACCTACAAGCGAGGCAGTCAATATTGGAATTTCATGAAGGAAGTGACCACATACACCCGCTCCGGTAAGGTTCCGCACGATGACGCTCCCGATTCCCTCTCCCTGTTGGAGAACGAAATCCGTATGCTGTCCGGGGGCAAGGTGGAGGTTTTCAAACGGCCTATCTGAGTTCTTTACTTTCGTTGTGGCGAATGGTATAATTAAAAGTTTACTATTGACAAGCATTGGAGAGTTTGATACAATGATAAGAGAGAAAATGGGTAGAGGGGAGGTATTCTGCCTTGGGTCATTTCGGTCGTAAGAAAATCTTTACTGATGTGACAGAGATCACACGGGACAATGTTCTGGAAGTGTTGAGAAAGGCACTTATCACGCATTGGTCGAATAAGGCGGATATGGAGTACCTCTACGCTTACTACAAGGGTAGGCAGCCGGTGCTGAAGCGCAAGAAGGAAGTTCGCCCGGAAATTAAAAATACGGTGGTCGAGAACCGTGCCAATGAGATCGTGTCCTTCAAAGTTGGCTATCTGATGGGTGAACCTATTCAGTATGTCAGTCGAAGCGATGATAAGATAGTTGCCGACAAGATCACCACTCTGAACGGTTACTGTCTTTCCGAGGATAAGGCAGCAAAGGATAAAGAACTGGCAGATTGGTTTCACATCTGCGGCACGGCATACCGCATGGTGCTTCCAGACAGCGTGTTTGAGAAGGAAAGCGATGAAGCTCCTTTCGAAATTTACACCCTCGACCCTCGGTTTGCTTTCGTGGTGTATGCCAATTCCATCGGTGAACCGCCCGTAATGGGTGTGAAGTATATTAAGCGGTCGGACGGTGCGGTGATTTACAGCATTTATACGAAAGACCGCTATTTCGAGGTTGAAAACCAGAGCATGATCGTCCGGGAAGAAGCTCAGTCGCTCGGTATTCCCATTATCGAATACCCGGCGAATAACGCCCGGTTGGGTGCTTTCGAGATCGTCCTTCCCTTGCTGGACGCTATCAATACGGTGGACAGCAACCGTCTTGACGGTGTAGAACAGTTTGTTCAGGCGCTCATGCTGTTTCACAATGTTGATATTTCCGGCAATGATTTCTCCAAGCTGCGGGACGAGGGTGCGATTAAGTTCAAGGACATTGACCCGCAGTATAAAGCGGAGATCAAGTATCTGACCTCCGAACTGAACCAGAGCCAGACACAAACGCTGGTCGATCACCTCTATAACACGGTACTGACGATCTGCGGTATGCCGAACCGTAATGGTGGTACTTCCACCAGCGATACCGGCTCTGCGGTCATCATGCGTGACGGTTGGTCGGCGGCGGAAGCCAGAGCGAAAGACTCCGAGTTGATGTTCAAGCTCTCCGAAAAAGAGTTCTTGAAGCTGGTTCTGCACATCTGTTCCGATCTGAGTGATCTGGAATTGAAGCTATCGAACGTAGAGGTTCGCTTTACTCGCCGCAATTATGAGAATATCGCTCAGAAAGCAACAGTATTGACTACTATGCTTGCCAATCCGAAGATTGCCCCTGTTCTGGCCTTTACACATTCGGGTATGTTCAGCGACCCGCAGCTCGCGTACCGTATGAGTATGGATTACGCTGAGGAACAGGAGAAAAAGGCTGCTGAACTCACAACCAAGCAGAAGGAGGTTAATCCTGATGGAGAAGGAAATCCGCCTGACCCCGGCGGCGGTCAGAAAGATTGAAGAAATCTTGACTACGGGAAAGACCGTTGAGATCGCGCAGCGGAACGAGAAAGTGGTTGTGTGGGCGGTCAGCAGCAAAAAGAAATATGAACAGCCTATCGCATAGGCGATAGGGACAGCCATTACGGGCTACTGATACCGAAAAGGTATTGGTAGCCCTTTTCTTTTGGTTTAATCGCCGTAAGGCGTTGAATAGGCAGAGAAGCCTTAAATCACAAAACGGAGAGAACCGTAAACACAAAGGCATAGTGCGGAGATGCACTCTAAAAAGCGCAGAAAGGAACGATTGTATGGCAAAGATTGATGTTTCCACCATTGAAGGCTTTGCGAATATGACCGCAGAGCAGAAAGCGGAAGCCCTCGCAAACTATGACTTTCCCGACCCTGATTATACCGGCTATGTGAAGAAAGATGTCTTTGACAAGACTGCTTCCGAGCTTGCGTCTTGGAAGAAGAAGCACAATGAGCTGCTTTCCGAGGACGAACGCAAGAAGCTGGAAAATGAGCAGATGTTCGAGGAAATGAAGAACAAGCTGGCGGGGTTGGAAAAGGAGAAGACCGTTTCCAGTTACAAGGCGAGTTTCGCCGCACAGGGTTATCCTGAGTCGCTGGCAACCGAAGCCGCTACCGCTATGGCAAATGGTGAAATGGATAAGGTCTTTGCCGCACAGAAGAAGTTTCTGGAACAGTATGAGAAAGATGTAAAAGCCAAGGTTCTGAAAGATACCCCCAAGCCCCCTGCTGGCGGTAAGGGTGGTGAGATGACCAAGGCTGCTTTTCTGAAACTCGACACTAAAGCCCAGTTGGAGTTCATCGAGGAACATTCTGACTGGCAGACAATTTTGAAGTAATTATGGAGGTATAACACTATGGCTTCTTATCTCGGCTTCCCGTTTGACCCTGAGCTGTTTAATTACAACTGGGCAAACGCAAAAGACCCCACCCTGACCGCCATGTTTGAGAGTGGCGCTGTCGCCCCGAATGCAGAACTGGCGCGGCTGATCGCCAACGGCTCTGACTTCTACACCCTGCCCTTCTACAAGATCATCGGCGGCACTCCTGAGAACTACGATGGTACAACCGACATCACCCTGACCGACCCCGCTGGCGGCGCTCAGAACGGCATTGTGTTCGGTCGTGCGCATGGCTGGAAGGAGAAGGACTTCATCGTTGACTACAACAGCGGTGCAGACCCCATGCAGCAAATCGTGTCTCAGGTGTCCAAATATTGGCAGAAGCAGCGCCAGTCCATCATGCTGAAAATCCTCAATGCGGTCTTTGGTGTGACCGGTAGCGGTGAGTTTGCTGGTTGGGCGAACCACATCACCGACCTGTCTTCCGCTTCTACCACCGTTGCTGACGCCAACAAGATGGGTGCAACCACTATCGGTGACGCTATCCAGAAGGCCGTGGGCGACAATCAGGACGCTTTCCAGCTTGTGTTTATGCACAGCAAGGTCGCCACTAACATGGCTGGTCTGAAACTGCTGGACTTCCTCAAGTATACGGACGCAAACGGCGTGGAGCGCCCCCTGCGTATCGGCACGGTGAATGGCATGACCGTGATCGTGGACGATGGCTGCCCCACCACCGCAGCGGATACTTCCAAGGCAGCGACCTATACCACCTACGTTCTGGGTCTGGGTGCTATCCAGTATGCTCCTGCTCCGGTGAAGGTTCCTTCCGAGCTGACCCGTGACGCGCTCAAAGGCGGAGGCTATGACGCTCTGGTGACTCGTATCCGCGAAACCATGCACCCCAACGGTTTCAGCTTTACCAAGCCCAGTTCCGGCTACACCGCTTCTCCCACGGACGCTCAGCTTGCGGCTTCCGACAACTGGTCTATCGTGGCTGACCCCAAGACGATTGCGCTGGCGAAGATCATCACCAACGGATAAGGAGGTTCACCATGTTCTATGTTTCTGACGGGAAAGTGTATGTACGGGAGGGAGATCGCTTCCGTAATGTAGGCTTTACCGCAAAGGACAAGGTGATTACTCAGCGTGAACTGGAAAGTACCTCTGTTGTGATGGGTACGGTGGTTGTTGATACCCTCGACAACCCCGTAGCCCTCACCCGTGAGGAAATCATCACCAAGTTCAATCTGTCTGAGAACAATCCTATTCCGGTTATCAAGAAGTCTCGTAAGAAAACCGAGGAACCGGTAGCGTGACGGGAGGTGGAAAGTGTGACGGACGCTGAAAAGTTGAAAATGGTGAAAGCCATGACTGGCGAGACAGACGAGGGCATTCTTTCCACCTATCTCTCAATCGCCGGTGACAAGGTATGCCGTAAGGCATATCCGTATGATCCGGATGCGCGGCTTGTCCCTTACCGGTACGGCTTTGTGCAGGTGGAAATTGCTGTGTATTTGCTGAACAAACGGGGTGCCGAAGGCCAGACTGCTCACAGTGAGAATGGCATCTCCCGTTCCTATGAAGACGGGGATGTACCGCCTACGCTGCTGAGGGACATCGTTCCCTTTGCTTCCGTAATGGGAGGTTAAGCATGAGGACGCTGAACCGCAACAAATCGCCCTTCTGGTATCTGCTGTACGACCGTAAGGTTTCTGCTAAGGATGAGTATGGTAACGAGACCGGTGAGGAAATCGTGTTCTACAAGCCTGCTGCGGCGATGAGCGCTAATATCTCGGCGGCGACAGGCTCCGCTCAGGTGGAGCAGTTCGGCAATTTCGCTGGGTACGACAAAGTGATCGTCACCGATGACCTGAGCTGCCCCATTGACGAGAATACCGTGCTGTTCATCGACAAGGAGCCCCAGTATGACGAGGACGGAAAACCGCTCTACGATTACGTGGTTCGCCGGGTCGCCAAGTCCCTCAATTCCATTTCCTATGCGGTCAGTAAGGTGACGGTATCGTGAAAAAGGTTTCAATCACGCTCTCTGGCAGAGAGATCGACCGCCTGTTGCGGGAGGTCGAGGGCTGGAAAAATTGGCTCCAAGAGCGTACTACGGTATTTCTCGACCGGGTAGCACAAGAGGGTATGGAGGTTGCTTCCGCCAAGTTCTCGCAGGCCGTTTATGACGGCACGAATGATGTTTCCGTGACAGTAGAATCCCGTGGGCACGATGTCCGAGCGGTGGTAGCGACAGGCGGGGCTACCCTATTCATCGAGTTCGGCGCAGGCGTGACCTACCCGGACGATCATCCGGAAGCGGAAGAACTCGGCATGAAGCGTGGTGAATACGGTCAGGGTCACGGCAAGCAACACTCTTGGGGTTATTACGGCGACCCCGGTACGAACGGTGTACTGAAAGAAAAGAAGAACGGTGGGTTCGTGGTCATCACCCACGGCAACCCCGCCAATATGCCGATGTACGAAACGGTAAAGGAGCTGCAAGACCGGCTCACGGAAATTGCGAAGGAGGTGTTTTCATGATTGATGTGGAGAGTCAAATCTACACGCCGATTGCGGAAGCCCTGAGAGCGCAGTTTCCCGGTATCTTGGTCAGCGGCGAGTATGTCAATGCTCCTACCCGTTTCCCCTATGTGAGCTTGGTGGAGCAGGATAACTACACCACGGAAGCTCACATGGACAGCGGAGATACGGAGCGGTTCGCTACGCTGATGTACGAGGTGAATGTCTACTCCGATAAGGCAGGCAGTAAGAAATCTGTTTGCCGAAAGATCATGAGGTTTGTGGACGATCTCATGTACGCCAAGAATTTCAGGCGTATTTCTCTGTCCCCCGTTCCCAATTTGGAGAACGCAACAATCTACCGTCTGGTGGCTCGGTACAAAGCCGAAACAGATGGAACTACTCTTTACAGGAGGTAAATGAAAATGGCTATTTCGACCTATAAAACCTTTCTGATGAAGAAAGGTGATACCGGCGATACTTGGAGCAAGCTGATCGACATCAAGGAGTTTCCCGACCTCGGCGGTGAGCCTGAAATGCTGGAAACCACCACTCTGAGTGATGATATGCAGACCTACATCGCCGGTATCCAGTCTCTTGACGGCCTGTCCTTCACCGCCAACTACACGCTGTCTGATTTTCAGGCTCTCAAGGCTCTCGAAGGCAAGAAAGCCAGTTATGCAGTTTGGTTTGGCGGCACGGAGAGCGCCGGTGTGGTCACTCCCGATGGCTCCAACGGCAAGTTTTCCTTTGACGGTGAGCTGTCCGTGTACCCCGTTGGTGGTGGCGTGAATGAAGTGGTAGGCATGAACATCACCATTGCCCCGTCTACCCCCATCACTTTCTCCGCAACCTAAGACACCAACAATCACCGCATTGATAAGGAGGATTTATCATGGCAAAGCAGTTGACCATCAATGACCCTACTACCGGCGTCACCTATACGCTGGAATACACCCGCAAGTCCGTCGAGATGATGGAGAAAAGCGGCTTTGTTGCCGAAGAAGTGGAGCGCAAACCGATGACTATGCTTCCGGCACTGTTTGCCGGTGCGTTTCTCGCTCACCATCGCTTCGTGAAGCGTGATGTGATCGACAACATTTATGCTCGTCTGACTCATAAGGATGAGCTGATCTCCGCTTTGGTGGAGATGTATAACGAACCTCTGCTGAGTCTTCTGGGTGACCCTGAGCAGCAGGAGGATAACGAGGGAAACCTGAGCTGGAAAGCCGGTTGGTAAGCGACCGCCTTTCCGATAACGAGGGGGGCGGCGGCGATCAACGCCCAGCCGCCCTTTTTGCTTACACAGGAAAATTCTACGAAGTCTTCCCGTATTACCTCGCCATTGGTATGTCCTACGAACAATTTTGGGAGCAGGACTGTGATTTGGTGAAATATTATCGAAGGGCGGCACAAATTAAGCAAGATTTGCAAAACCAAGAGGCGTGGCTTCAAGGCGCTTATTTTTACGAAGCTCTTATTGATGCTGCCCCGATTCTTCGTGCTTTTGCCAAGAAGGGAACCAAACCCACACCATATCGGGAAAGCCCCTATGAACTGTCCACTCGGCAGGATAAAAAACAGCAGAAGCAGCTTCAAGAAAAACACGATGACCAAGCCAAGGCATACATGGAAGCCTTTATGGTGTCGGTCAATAAGAAATTTCAAGAGAAAGGTGGTGGCGTAAGTGGCTGATAATGTGGAAATTCAGGGGTTAGAGTTTCAGATCGTCAATGACAGTACGCAGGCGGTCAAGGGGCTTCAAAACCTGATTAACACGCTCAATCGTTTAAAAACCGCCACCAACGGCGGCGTAACGGGTCTGAGCAAGACCGCTCATGGTATTCGGGAGCTTTCTAATTCTCTGAAAGGCTTGAACAGCGGCGACGCCTCTCAAAAGATTGGCAGGATCACGAAGGCAATGAGCGCACTGAGTCAGGTTGGAAATGTGAAGATTTCTTCATCCATTGCCAATCAGCTTACGGCCATCAACACTGCTATCGCTGGTCTTAAATGGACAGACGGGGACAAAGTGACAACCCTCGTTAATGGTTTGCTTCCCCTCTCCAATATGAGGAAGGCCAATCTAACCTCTTTCACGACTCAACTTTCGAAATTGCCGAAAGTAATTGAAGACTTGGAAGCGGCAGATATTGACAAGTTCACGCAACAGATGACCTCTCTTGCCGCCGCCATGAAGCCTTTCGCTGATGAAATGCAGAAGGTGTCCAACGGTTTTTCGGCGTTCCCGTCCAAAATCCAAAAGCTGATTACCAGCACGGAAAAATACAATGCTTCGGTTGGTAAGGCAACCTCCACTACCGGGAAGTTCACGGGTGGATTGAAAGCGTTGAACGTTGCTGCTGTCGCAGTCGCTTTCCGCAAAATCGGTAATTTCATTGCACAGGCGGTCACGGAGTCCAATAAGTACCAAGAAGACCTGAACCTGTTCACGGTTGCCTTGGGGGAGTATGCGGGTGAAGCAAAAGAATATGCGGAAAAGGTATCCGATGTCATGGGTATTGACCCTGCGCAATGGCTCCGCAATCAGGGCATTTTCAATACGCTGCTGACCGGCTTTGGTGACACGGCAGAACGAGCGCAGCTCATGAGCCGAAACCTGACGCAGTTGGGTTATGACCTTTCTTCTTTCTTCAACATTTCCATTGAAGACGCTATGCAGAAGTTACAGTCCGGTATTTCCGGTGAGCTGGAACCTCTGCGGCGCTTGGGCTACGATTTGTCGCAGGCACGATTGGAACAGACCGCTTTGAACCTTGGTATCAAGGAAAGCGTTGCGAACATGACGCAGGCAGAAAAGGCCGAGCTGAGATATTATGCCGTCATGACTCAGGTGACGACCGCTCAAGGCGATATGGCGAGAACTCTGGAAGCTCCCGCAAACCAGCTTCGTATCTTGCAGGCACAGCTTACACAGGCTGCACGAGCTATCGGTAACATCTTCATTCCGGCTCTGAACGCCATCCTTCCTTATGCGATTGCCGTAGTTAAAGTTATTCGAGAGATTGCAAACGCTATCGCAAATCTTCTCGGTTTTACTTTGACCGATGTTGATTACTCAAGCGTTGGGAAACTCGCATCCGGCACGGGGGCGGTGGCAGATAATCTCGGAAGCGCTGCCGGGTCAGCTAAAGAGCTAAAGAAATACATTGCCGGATTTGACGAGTTGAATGTACTTCCCTCGAACAGCAATGCCGGATCGGGCGGGGGCGCTGGTGGTGCTGGCGGGGGTGGATTTGACTTCGATCTTCCCACCTATGGCTTTCTCGATGATGCGGTAGAAACCCGCATCGGTGAAATCCAGAAGATGATTGAAAATACTCTTGCAGAGATCGCCACGATTGTTTCCGGCTTTATGCTGGCGGTAGGTGCAATTCTGGTCGTAACCGGTGTGAATATTCCGCTGGGCGTCAGCCTGATGGCTGCTGGTGCGGTCGGTCTTGCGGCTACCGTGGGGCTGAATTGGACAGCTATGAGTAGCGAATTGGCAAATACACTGGCTCTCATTACGGGTGTTGTCGGTGGTTTCCTGCTGGCTCTTGGCGCAATTATGGCGTTTTCCGGGGCAAACCTTCCTCTTGGTATCGCGTTGATGGCCTTGGGTGGAGCAAGCCTTGCAACTGCCGCTGTTATCAACTGGCATAACAGCGACCAACACCTCACTGACGCTTTGACCACCTTAACGGGAGTTCTGGCAGGTGCTTCTCTGGCTGTCGGCGCTATGTTAGCCTTTACCGGGGTTGCAATCGGGCTGGGTATTGCGCTGATGGCTATTGGTGCTGCCACGCTTGTATCTGCCGCAGCTCTGAACTGGAATAGTATATCGAAAGCTCTGGCTTCTCCCTTGTCCAGAGTAGGATTGCTGGTCAGCGGAGCAACCTTGGCACTCGGTGCTATCCTCGCTTTCTCCGGGTCTATGCCCCTCGGTATTGCGCTGATGGCTGTTGGCGCTACTTCTCTGGTTTCCGTGATGGCTCTCAACTGGAATGGCCTGAGCGATGAAATTCAGAATGTGATTGCAGTTATTACCGCAGTTGTATCTGTGGCGTTCCTCGCTATTGGTGCGGCACTGGCGTTCTCCGGGACGAATATCCCGCTGGCTCTGGCTCTGTTGGCGGCAGGCGCGGTCACAATGGGTACGGCGATTATGCCGAACTGGAATAACCTCTCCGACAATGTTCGGAAGAAGATCAACATAATTACCATCGTTGTCGGCGGCGCTCTCTTGGCGGTCGGCGCTATCCTTGCTCTGAGCGGAGTCGCCCTTCCTCTCGGTCTTGGCCTGATGGCGGCTGGCGCTCTAAGTCTCGGATCGGCGGTAGCCCTGAACTGGAACACCGTTGTGACCGCCATTAAAAAAGTGGTTTCTGTTATCGCAGGTATTCTCGGAGGCGCTCTGACGGTACTCGGTGTTCTGCTTTGTTTGAGCGGTGCTGGAATTGGATTGGGTCTTGCCGTGCTAGCGGCTGGTCTTGGCCTGTCATACGCGGCATGGTCACTTGATGATAACCCCATTACCAATTTTGTTCGGAGAATGGCGAATTCCATTATCGGAATAATTAACCGAGTTGTAGATGCAATCAATAACGTATTTCATATCTCTTTCAGAGGATTGAGTGTTCTTGGAAAAGAAGTCGTTCCAGCATTTAACGCCCGGTTGGTGAACATTCCCCACGTTCCTACTTTCGCAGACGGCGGTTTTGTGGATGAAGGGCAGCTCTTTATCGCTCGTGAATCCGGTGCCGAAATGGTTGGTAATATCGGCAGAAAGACGGCTGTAGCAAACAACGATCAGATTGTTGAATCTGTATCGCAAGGTGTGTACGAGGCAGTGCAGAGGGCAAGCGGTGAAACGAATTCGGGCAACAGCCGCCCGATCACTGTAATTGTGCAGATGAACGGTAAAGAATTGTTTAGACAGATGGTTGACGAAAACAATGCCGCCATCCGCGCAACCGGATTTAGCCCACTGTTGGCGTAAGGAGAAATTATGGCAATTCTTACAATCACAAAGGCAGACGGGACTTCTGTCCCTCTGCCTGACCCCGCGCAGTTGTCATGGAGCATTCAAGACATTGACGCTGACGGGACAGGTCGAAATCAGAATGGCGACCTATTCCGAGACCGGGTTGCAATAAAGAGGAAACTAACTCTCTCGTGGCCTCCAATGACTGCGGCGGATATGTCCACTTTGCTGAACGCCGTCACGGATACCTTTTTCACGGTCTCATATCCCGATGCGCTGACCGGAGAAACTCGAAGCATGATTGCTTATGTGGGCGACCGGACTGCTCCTATGTATAGTCTCATCAACGGGGTCTATCTGTGGAATAGTCTATCCATGAATTTTATTGAAAGGTGAAGCACCATGTACACTGTGACAGAATCTTTCCATGAAGCGTGTAAATCGCCGGGAAGAAGTATTACTAGTAAAATCACATTTAACGGTGTCAGCGAGCTTGCCGCTTCTGAAATTCAGGAAATTGTTGTTACTGAACAGTGCGGATCATCGGACGGTGTAACGATCGGAGCGTCTTTTTCCTCGCAATGCAAAGTGACGATTTATAAGCAGACTCCCGCGCTCCCCCTAAACGGGGCGTATTTCGCCCCTTCTGTCGGAGTCATTCTCCCCGGAGATGGTGGAACTGTATACATCCCGAAAGGCGTGTTTTACGTCCCCTCTGACGGCGTAGAGAATAGCGGCAACCTGTGTCTAACGATTACCGGTTATGACCGCATGGCGACACTGACTGATGAATATACCCCTACCATCAATTTCCCGGCCACTCCGAATGCGATGCTGACCGATATCTGTCTACAGGCAAACATCACTGCTCCGGAAGTTGCTTTCCCAGAGATGGTAATTTCTAATTCTTACGCAGGTACAATCCGTCAGCAATTGGGATGGTTGGCAGGGCTAATCGGTGCGAATGCGAAATTTGACGCGGCAGGTCAGTTGGTTTTTCATAAATACTCAGAGGGTATTACCGTAGGGCTTGACGCTCAGTATCAGAATGGTTTGAAAAAGACAGCCGACGATCGATTCACAATTCAGGCACTTGTCACCGGCACGGAAGATAATCCGATTACTGTCGGGACGGGAACTAGCATTTCGGCAACAAATCCATATATGACGGAAGCGGTTGCCGCCTCGGTGCTCGAACAGATAAAAAGTCTGACTCTGATGCCGCTGGAAGTAAAGTGGCGTGGAGATCCGTCCGTTGAAGCTGGCGACATTATACACGTTATCGACAGTACAGACCTTGACGGAGGCGGTCTGCCCGTTTTGGTTATGTCGCAGGAGTTGCGAGTTAAAGGCGGCATGAGTGCTACCACTATTTGTTACGGCACACCGGACTCAAACTATACTGTCGAGAACCCCATCATCCAAAAAGTTAAACGCGAGTATGCGGGGCTTGCAAAAGCAATGCAGGACGCAACCGAGCGCATCATTGGCGCAAAGGGCGGATATTGGGAAGTCCTCTATGATGAAAATGGATATCCTACTGGCTGGATGGTACGTGATACCCCCACTATCGAGGATAATACCCGCCTGTGGCTGATGAATATCAACGGGCTTGGATACTCCAAAGACGGAGGGAAGACGATTAGCGGCGTGGCGTTGACGATGGACGGACAAATCAATGCAAATGCTATTACCACCGGTCAAATGTCAGCAGAGCGCGTTACTGTAAATGGGCAAACCCTCTCCGATTTTATTGATATCGGGATGGATGATGACGGACACCCGGTTTTAAGAATCGGCTCTTCGGTATCCGAAATTACGCTCAAAGAATACAACGATAAAATTGGCTTCTATGACGCAAACGGAATGCTTTTGGCCTACTGGAATAATAACAGTTTCGAGCTGGTAGAGTTGTCGAGATTTAGACTTGGCCCGATGAGCATCGTTGTACAGCCGAACCAATCTGTTAGTTTTGTGGGGGTGAGTTGATGGCGGTTTATCAAAGCCTAACACTATCTCAAATCAGCCAAAATGTTCAGAACAATACATCTCAGGTAAGAATCTTGTGGGAATCTACGCAGACCGGCGCAAGCCACAATGATAATTCCCGAACCGCGTACTACGATGTATATATCAACGGTGGGCAAGCAACGCAATACAGTGTTAGCTATACCCTCCCACAAGGTACAACTAAGACAATCGTTGATACCACAATCACTGTCCCCCACAGGAACGACGGCACCGGTACGATTACGGTAAACACGTGGATGGATACGAGGATCAGCGCAGGCGTGGTTGAAAAATCTCAAACATTGACGCTGAGTACAATCCCACGCGCAACGACACCCGTTATAGCCCCTCTGGTAATGGGGCAAGAAGGCACAATCACGCTGAACCCGGCAAGTAATGATTTTACCCATACGGTTACTTATTATTTCGGCATACAGTTTGGCACAATCGCAACCGAAACCGCAGAGCGCTCGATTAAGTGGACACCCCCCAAATCACTCGCGAGTGTGCTTACCAGCGCGGAGGCGGGCAAGATACATTTCAGGTGCGTGACTTATAACGGAGATACCCTGATTGGGTCTACCGACGTGTGGACGAAAATTACTGTCTCCCCCGATACAGTGCCAACCGTGTCCGTTAGTTTGTCGGATGCGGCGGGGTATAAAAACATTTATGGTTGGGTTCAAAACAAAAGCCGAGTAAAAGCGAGTATAACTGCGGCTGGCGTGATGGGGAGTAAGATCATTGACACCGCGATGACCGTGAACGGGAAAGTCGTTGACGCTAACGCGGAAAACAGTCTGCCCGATAGCGGAAACATCCCTGTAAAAGTTGTCGTGACAGATTCCCGAAAACGTACTGCAACATATAGCACGAACCTACCTGTGTCCGCATATACCACCCCGGTTATCAATAATCTGGCGTATGTTCGTGGCAGCTATACCAATAGCGTGTGGACAGAAAACCCGGCCGGAGCGGACATCAAAATCACTTTTACGCTGGCGATGGCATTGGCAGCTAACCGAGCCAATCTTACAGTATCACTCGACGGTGTTGCAAAGCAGACAGTTACCAATCAAAGCGCAGGCGCAAAAACACTATACCTTTCAGGTATCGGAACCGATACCACGCGGAAGCTGGAAGTAGCCGTCTCTGACGCTTTTGGCAGCAAAACGTCCAAGGAAATCATAGTTGCGACCGTAGAAGTGCCGCTTAACATCAACTTCGCATTGCCCTCCGTATGCTTTGGAGGCATCGCCGAAAAAGAAAAGACCGTGCAATTAAAATGGAACTTGATCGGCAAGTATATCACGGGCACGTGGTTGCAAACGACAGAAGCAACCGACCTTGGCCGCGTACCCGGTAAGATTGCTGTGCTAGATGAGTCTGGGTGGGTATACTTCCGGACACTGGCGGAATTCAAATCCGATATCGGCACAGACTACATCACCGAGCAGGGATCAAATGACTTTTGGACGTGGCGCAAATGGAGCAGCGGCATCGCGGAGCTGTGGGCGGTATCCGGTGTCGATCAGATTGCGATCACGTCCGAGTGGGGCAGTATGTACTACGGCACGTGGATGGATTTGCCGAGCAACGTCGCAGCACGGCAGTATCCTTTTGCTTTTATCGCTACGCCGTCGGTCTCGGCGACCTACAGCGGCGGGGACAAGGACGCTTGGTTAATATCCACATTTAGCGCAAGCAACAATCTGCTTACCGGCGCGCCAGCGTATGCGCTCGCGCGGCCTACCACGGCGACGATACTAAACCCGCGCATTAGCTACCACGTTGTAGGAAAATACAAATAAGGAGGGGATATCATGACACTTGAACTCGCAGATGGACGTGGAGAACTGTTCCAGTGGGATACCGGTAGAATCATCGAGTTCGGTGAAGATACAGTTTCACAAGCACATTTCACAAGCACCGAGAAAGTAATCAACATTCCGTATACTGTCGAGGTTAAAAACGGAAAAGCAGCGATCCCCGATGAACTACTGCAAGTGCCCGGAAAGCTAATTGTATACGCTTGGGTTTCCGATACTAACGGCGGTTACACCAAGGTGCTGGTCTATTTTCCCGTATTTGCACGTCCTAAGCCGTCGGACTACGTCTACACCCCGACCGAGCACGCTGGCTTCGATCGTCTGCGCGCCGAAATCGGCGACCTTGCCGACCTGACGACGGAGGCAAAGGACACGCTGGTAGCCGCGATCAACGAAGCGGCTGCGTCTGGTGGTGCGGACTGGGCACAAAACAACTCAAAAGCAAAGGACTACATTAAGAATCGTCCTGAGTATCTTATTGATGCGCCGACTTTTACTTGCAGACTTCGAGTTGCAGAAGCGGGTGAAGAGCATTATGGTATTTATAGCAGTGAGTCAGAAAATCTTTCGTATGACGTGATGCTATGGATTGTGGGCGTATGCTCCCAATGGTCATTGCTACAAGAGATACGTATATGTTTGGGGCTACTGCGTACAGCCGTAACTTTACGCATTATGTAGTCATGGTTACACCCAATGAATCCATGGGCGTAGAATTTGATGTTGTTTCTGCTCCTGAGCTGGAATCCGCAATTACAGAACTCAGCGCAAAAATCGATGCTAGTACAATTTTGCAATCGACTACACCCAATAGCACCAAAAAGTTCAAGATCACAGTCGATGATAGCGGGACAATCACCACGATGGAGGTGTGATATGGGAATTGGGACGAAACATTACAGTGACAAAAATGAGCCAAAGTCTCTAAGCATCACTGGAGCGACGGTCGGCCAGATCGCCAAGATCACAGCCGTGGATGCACTCGGAGTGCCGACCGCATGGGAGCCGGTGGATATGCCAGCCGGCAAATTCCTGCGCGTGGCGGACGGCTACATCCAGTACAGCACGGACGGCAGCACGTGGGAAAACTTGATCGCGGTGGCAGACCTCAAGGGAGCGGACGGCGCTCCCGGCAAGGACGGCAGTGACGCGACCGTGACTGCGGCAAGCATCACAGGTGCGCTTGGGTACAAGCCTGCCGCGCCGGGTGATATCCCGGTAGTCCCGACTGCGGAGATCAACGCCAACACCACCGCGCGGCACACGCACGCGAACAAGGCGGTAATCGACAGCATCACGGGGCTGGTGACAGCAGAGAATCTTAATAATCCGGGCCATACCACGGACTTGGTGCAGTACGGCGCATTCCAAGTTGCGGCACAGAGAATCCTTGTGCAAATCCCCACTGTGCCGGAAACCCTGCCGAACCCGAAGGCGCTGACGCTTAAAGTGGGCGGCGCTACCACTACTTATGACGGCAGCAGCGCGCAGGAAGTAGACTTTCCGGAAATCGTGGTAGCGGAAACCATTACTGCGCCGGCATATACCAATCAAATTCCGGTTTCCGCAGATGCCAATGGGGCGGTCTACAACGGGACGGGATACAAATCCGGCGTGTATCTGAACAGCGCGGGCGAAGAACTGTCCGGCACCGGCGTGGTGACATCTGGGTATATTCCCGTGAAAAAGGGCGATATCATCCGCATCAAGGACACATCACGGGTGAACATCGACACGACGCTTGTCATGGCACTGACGGCAGCCAAAGCCGGTACGGCAAATTGCGGCAAGACCATTAATGCCATCCAAAGCAGCGCGCTGTATGGCACGGTGACTGTAAGCGGCAATGTCGTCACATGGGACACCTCGGGCATCGGTTATTACTTTTGGGACAACTTTGCGTGGCTTCGTGTCACGACCCACTCGGCTGATGCCATAGTCACTGTGAACGAGGAGATAACCGACACCGTGACTACGCAGAATGTGCTCAAACCGAGCGTGAAGGTCAAAAAGGCGAATGTCGATTTTGACATAGCATCGCCCCTACTGTCGGGCAAGACGGTTGTGTGCTTTGGCGACAGCATATTTGGCATGACGAGAGACACAACCTCCGTCCCCGCATGGGCGGCGGCATTCACGGGTGCAAAGGTTTGCAATGTGGGCTTTGGTGGCTGCCGGATGGCGGTGCACCCAACGAGCGGCTACGCTGCGTTTTCTATGTGGGCACTGGCCGATGCTGTGGCCACGGGCACTTACACCACACAGGATGCGCAGGCATCCAGCGGCGCAGATTATTTTGCACAGCAGCTTGCGGTGCTGAAAGGAATTGACTTTGGCAGTGTTGACACGGTGGTCATCCACTACGGTACGAACGACTTCACCGGCAATGTCGCTATCGACAACGCTACCGATGACGATGATACATCAACGTTGTGCGGGGCGCTGCGATACGCGCTGCGCAAGATTCAGACTGCCTATCCAAAAATTCGCGTCTTTATTTCCTTGCCAATCTATCGCAAGTGGGACAGCGTCGGCGCAGAGAGCTACACGAACGGCAACGGTAAGACGCTGCGTGAGTTCGGCACGGCGCTTGCAGGTGTGGCCGATGAGTTCAACTGTCCCTGCATCGACGGCTACAAGGCACTTGGCATAAACACCGCAAACGCTTCCGCATTTTTGGCAGACGGCACACATCTTAACGAATATGGGCGGCAGGTGTTCGGCGAGTACATCGGTGGATGCCTAATATCGCCAAAGGCGTAATACAGGGGTGACTATATGACCAACATTATCGAATCATTTGCAACTAAAAATAAGTGCTATCAAGCAGCAACACCGTTGTACCCGCGCGGCATCATGCTGCACAGCATTGGCTGCCCGCAGCCCAATGCGTCGGTGATGGCGCAGAATTTTAATCAATATCGCCCAAACGGGCAGAGTGTATGCGTCCATGCTTTTGTGCAGCGGGATGGCAAAGTATATCAAACACTGCCGTGGACTGTACAGGCATGGCACTGCGGCGGCAGCGCAAACGGCACGCACATCGGCATCGAGATGACGGAGCCTGCATCTATCGCCTACACCGGTTATGGCGCTGAGTGGCGCGATCTTGATACAGAGGCAACAGAAACTCATATTAGGGGCACATACGCGGCGGCTGTTGAGTTGTTCGCACAGCTTTGTACCCAGTTTGACCTTGACCCCTTGGCTGACGGCGTCATTATCAGCCATTCCGAGGGACGTATGCGTGGTGTAGCAAGCGCACACGCCGACCCGGAGCACTTGTGGAAGCCATTCGGCCTGACGATGCACGGGTTCAGGCAGGATGTATATAAAGCAATGCACGGTACAGAAAAGGAGGAAGAAGATATGACAAGATACGGGACAATCGAAGAAGTGCCCACGTGGGCACGCAGCACGATCAAAGAGATGATGGACGAAGGTCTGATCGCCGGTACGGGCGGCGGCAGACTCGACCTGAGCGATGATATGCTGCGGATGCTGTACATCATGTGGCATATGCGTGATACGCGCTATGGGCGCATCGTGGATGGCAAGGTGACTGATGTGCCGGCATGGGCACAGGACACGGTGCAAAAGCTTGTCGATGACGGTGTGCTTGTGGGCGTGGGCGACGGCAAGCTGAACTTGTCCATGGATATGCTGCGGACACTGGCCGTGTGCCAGCGAATGATGGAGGACACTGCCAGATGACTACATATCAGTGGCTATGCCTGCTGGGTGTGCCGTCGCTGCTGATCGCGGCGATGCTGGCCATGATCCGGCATCTGGCGACGCAGATCAAGCATGACCGCGCGGACACTGCGGCGACCAAATTGGGCGTACAGGCTTTGCTGCGGGCGCAGATGATCGCAGATTACAACAAATGGCATAGATCGGGGTTACGCCCCGATCTATGCCCGACAAAATTTCGAGAATTGCTGGAAACAGTATCATGCGCTGGGAGTCAACGGCGTGATGGATGATATTCACAGCAAGTTTTTGCAGCTACCGACAGAAAACTGAAAGGGGTATACATATGGATTTTGGTATTGCATCTGTGGCGGCGATCACCGCCATCGCGTATCTGGTAGGCATGGCAGTTAAGGCCACCAATGTGGCAGACAAGTGGATTCCTATTATCTGCGGCGTGATCGGGCTGGCGCTCGGTGTAATTGCATGGGTGATGGGTGTGCCCAGTTACCCAGCCGATAACTGGCTGGACGCTGCGGCTGTCGGTATCGTTTCCGGCTGGGCGGCAACGGGACTTAATCAGTCGATCAAGCAACTGACGGATAAGTGATATTCATATAACAGCATCCCCGGAGGTTTCAGCTTCCGGGGATTTTTACATTTAAGTGTATAAGGTGATAAAGGTGAGTAATCGGGTCAAAATCCCTATAACTTCTTCTTAGTACGCGCGTATAAGAGAGAGTTTATAGGAAAAACGCTCGATTACTCACCTTTATCACCTAAACAAAAAAGACACCCCCTGTTTTAAGACAAGGAGTGTCTTCTGGTTTGGACAAAGACCGTACCCCACACAATGTAGGGTTCGGATATGCGTCCAATGGTGGACGATAGCTCCCCAAATCCGAACCCCTCGCCAGAAGGAGAGTCAGCGTTGTTGCTGACCCGGAAAGTCTTGGTTTTGCAGGAAGTGAGGTTGTATGCAGTGGTGATTTTATATCCGTCAGGTTCATCCCATACCGTCACGGAATTTACCAGAAGGTCGATGATACGCCGCCTGCAATCCTCGTCCTCTATATCGCCTCCTTGGAACTTCGTCAGCCAGAATACCACCTGATCTCTATCAATTCGGTAGATGTATTTTTCTTCTTCCCGAAGTTGAGAAGTCAGGTCTTTCTTTTCTTTCTCCAACTCGGTCAGGCGGTTCAAGAGAGTGTCAGACGCGATTCCTTTCTCAATGACCTTAGTAATGTTGTTAATACCTTGTTCGATCTCGGTGAGTCTAACAGACAATTCCGGGATACGGGTGTTCTCTTTCAAGTCCCTATCCGCCTGTGACATAGCCATATCAGCCAGTTCTTCAATTACATCATCGGTGAGCAGCGCCATGGCGTCTTGGGCTACAACACGTTCAATAAAGTCCTTTTTCAATGGTTTCTTATTACAGCCCTTTCGCCGCTTCCGGGAATAACAGGTATAGTAGTTGTGGATAGCTCCGGTTTTACTCGTACCGCTTTCCCCGTGCATAACGGCTCCACAATGCCCGCAGAACAGCTTTCCGGACAGGAGATAATCTACCTTAGCTTTACCCCTTGCAGGCGCGTCAGCGGCCAAAGAAAGCCGCCGTTGCACCGTTTCAAAGAGGTCTTTGTCGATAATTGCTGGAATGGCGTTTTCTTTCTCTATGTCTTTGTAGATGTATGTCCCGATATACCGCACATTCTTAAATATGGATTTAAAACTGCTTCGGGTAAACTCCGAGTTCTTGGCGGTACGGTAGCCCTTGCTGTTGAAGATACGGCAAATCTCAGCCACACTCTCGCCGTTGGCGTAGAGTTGAAATGCTTCTTGGACGATATGGGCGGTTGCCGGATTTATTACAAGTCTATGATCTTCGATTTTGTACCCCAAGGGGACATGACCACCAACGGAATGACCCTTCATGGCTGACTCTCTTAGACCACGGGTAATCTTCTGGCTAAGGTCGGCGGAATAGTATTCGGCAATACCTTCAAGTACAGACTCCAAGATGATACCTTCGGGGTTATCAGAGATTGTTTCGGTTGCGGATTTGACCCGAACTCCATTCTTCCGTAGCCGCATTTTGAACACGGCGCTGTCTTCTCTATTTCTAGCAAAGCGGTCGAGCTTCCACACGACCACGAAGTTCCAGAGATGATGAGCGCTGTCGGAAATCATCTCCTGAAAATGGACTCGCTTCTCTACATCTTTCCGAGCAGTAGTAGCACGGTCAACATAAATGGCGACAATGCGGAAGCTCTTGCGCTTACAGTACGCAATACAGTCTCGAAGCTGACCTTCAATGGACTGTTCCTTCTGCCGTTCCGAACTGAACCGAAGGTACAAAGCAACATCAACTTCACCTTTGGTCAGGGTGGTAGGGTCATCATGAAACTGCTGCTGTTCCTCCGGGGTCAGCATAGAGAGGTCGATCTTAAACTTCTGGCGCATATCAGAACCTCCGCTTCATTTCCCGGACGCGACCGACAAAGTGCAAACGTTTCTGGTCGGCATCTACAAACTCCATGTCGGGATAATACGGATTGAACGAGTGAAGCGAGGTGGAGTTCTCACCGAACTCGACTTGTTTCAAAAACCCGTCTGTACCGTCTACCACGACCACGGCAATACAGCCGCTCTCGATTTCGGCGTCCCGCTGAATAAGCACTCGATCTCCGTTGTCGATTTTTGGAGCCATGCTGTTACCAGATACTTCGAGCCAAAAGCAGGTGTCGTTATCGTATTCGTCATCAACTGTTTCCCAACCAACAATCATTTCTTCTGCAATCACCCCTGTTCCTGCCGAAGCTAAACCGATGACTGGACGCAAACCCCGTTTTTCATACGGAATGTAGGTGCCTACCGTTTCCGTATTAGGAATGGGGTTATTAGTTTTTCCCATAAGGTAGTCAACCGATACTCCGAAATATTTGGCAAGAAGTTGCTGAGTGGAACGGACAGGGATAATCCCTCTCTTCCAATCCCCAAAGGAATTTTTACCGAGATCGAGTTCATCAACAATCTGTTTTTGAGTTAATCCCTTTTCTCTGCGTAGTTCGGTCAGCCGTTCATAGAAAGTCATCGTGTTTTCCTCCGTTCCCGTCAACGGGAATTTTTTCAGAAAATCACTATCGCCCTATTGACAAATCCCGTCCACGGGATTATACTCAACTTACAACAACGAAAGTTAATAAAGGCAACAGTAATCCGAGGGGTCAACTTCCTTCTCGCAAAAGGAAATCGGCTCCTTCATAATCTGGGCATCGCCAATGCTATTGTCGTTCGCAAAACTGATTGTAGCATAGGCGACCTCCGATTGCAAGGATTATTTACAACTAAAGTTGCAATCCGAATGAAAGGAGGTCGCACGATGGCAGAGACTTCCCGTCCGTTGTCTATGAGAGATCGTTCTTCCTACGCGGAACAGATTAGGGATAAGATTTCTCACTTTACGCTCACCTATGCGTGGCTTATTCATCGCCTGTCGGACGAGGGGCTGCTTACGGACAAATTCGAAATGTCGGCAACGCTGTCCGGCACTCGTATTGGCCCGAAAGCAGATGAAATCCTGCGTCGCTCGCTCGATATTTTGAACGAGTACGAGGCGAAAATCGTGTCATGAGTGTTTTCGTCCCCGAAAAACAGGCTCAGGCAAGCGCATTAAGCCTACTGGTCGCTCAGCGCGTTCGAGAATATTTCAAGGACGAAGCTCACCGAGCCGAGTTTGAAAAGTGGTACGAACAGCGATACGGCAAGAAGTACATATGGAAGAAGGTCACTTCATGAAAAAGGTTTTTGGAGCACTCGCGTTTCTCTCGTTTTTCTACCTTCTGGGTGTAGTCGGTTCTATCGAGAAAGAGATGATGACGCTGGGTGTTGGCGCAATTCATATGGCGGTTAGCCTTGTGTGTTTTGGCTTGTTCGGTAAGCTGTACGGTCTTTCGGAGTCGAAGCAAAGAAAAAGCCGCTGACGGAAGTACCAGTTCCATCAACGGCAAGCGAAAATGCTCAATCCGATTATATATCGGAAATATTCACTTGTAAAGGAGTGATTTAAATGAATGTCAACCGTAAAGTCGGCAACGGTTTTGAAAAATCGTTGTGCGAATATTTGTCCAATAAGGGCTTCTGGGCGCATAATCTCGCTCAAAACGCACAAGGCCAGCCGTTTGATGTGCTTGCCTCTCGTAATCGAGAAACCCACCCGATCGATTGCAAGGTGTGTGAGAATGATATTTTCCGCCTGAGTCGAATCGAAGAAAATCAGCGATCTGCAATGACGCTGTGGGAGGCTACAGGTAACGGCACCGGCTGGTTTGCGCTAAGGCTGAAAGACGGAGATATATACTTCATTTCGCTCTATACACTCAATAATTTGGCCGCGAAAGGCGTTAAGCAACTCAACGAAAGGGATATTCGCATGATGTGTATTTCCCTTGATGCGTGGGTGAGTCTATGCAAGTAACTGTTGGCAACCAGCTCCGAATTGAAAACCCGTCTGAGCAGTTGCTTACATGGTGCAAGAAGCAGCTCATCCTTTCTAATCCCGAATACATCAAGAAAAAACGTATGGGTTTCTGGACAGGCAATACTCCTGAGAAGTTGTATCTGTTCCAATGGGACGGCGACACACTGGTTCTTCCCTACGGGTGCTTGAACGATGTGCTGGCGATGGACGATTGTCACATGAAGGTCAATCTTCCAACGCCGACCGAGGTGG